TTCCTTAAATCAGTTGCATTCCAAGAAGTTGGATCTTCAGCTAACTTTAAAGCCTCACTTTGGTAGGCTGCAACAGCCTGATTTTTCCTCTGGTTTTCTTCTAACGCACTTTGGGCCGCTTGAGTCTGAACCCCTAGAAGCCCAGTGGCCGCTCCAGAATGCGCCGCTGAGGCCTGCTGCGCCGCAATTCCAGCTTGAATCTGTTGAAGCTCGAGCGGTTGCTTCTGCTGCGCGAACTGCGCCTGCTGCTGTTGAATGCCGGCCTGTTGTTGAGACAACTCCTGCTGCTGCTGCAGCCCCTTGAGCTGTTGAATCCCTAGTAGACTCTGAAGGAAGTTCTGAGCCGGGGGCTGCGGGATGTTGATAGAATAGTCGTAAGGTCCGGCCATAAAATGTTAAGCAGGTGAATACCATCCTCCGGCTCCGCCTGGAGCTGTGGGGGCAAAGTACTCAACAGGAGCTCCTCCGTAGGCAGATTGAGCTGACGCCTGTGTACCATAAAATCCACCGGCACCAATTCCAGATGTCATACTTGGTTTGTTGAGTGCCTGCATCAGCATGTAATTCTGGCCAGCGCTTCCAAGTGCTCCAGAAATTCCAGCAACCCCTTGAGCCTGCGCCTGAGCGGCACCAATCTGCCCAGCAGCCTGAGCCTGTCCTTGTCCCACCATCAGGTTGCCTATGTTCTGAGCAGACTGTTGACCAGCAGCAGCAGTTCCAGCTGCTGAAGCTTGGCCAAGACGCAACAGGTTCTCTGCCGAGGTAGATCCCAGCGATGTCAGTCCGGCCAGTTTACCGTACTGGGACTCAATAAGCTGGTTGAGTAGAGCAGGACGGAACTGACTCAGTGCAGCCTGTACGTTTCCACCTCGAAGTCCACCAGTAGCAGCAGCGTTCTGAAGGATTCCTTGTTCACCTTGCCGTGCTAATTCTTGAAATTGTGCACCCTGTTGGATCTGTTGAATAGCAGCCTGCTGCTCTCCTGCTCCACGTAAGCCAGCGAGCCCCTGCATAGCTTGTAGTGCCCCAGGACCGGCTCCAATGTATGGTTGGGTCAGGTCAGGCTTCCCGGTTTGAATGTAAGGCCTCAGAAGCTCTTGAATTGTATCAAACTGAGTACGTTGTTCAGCAATAGCCCTATCTTGAGCTGCTGCTTGCGTTCCAGCCGCAGACTTAGCAGCAGAGGATGCCTTATTGGCGCCGTAAATTGCTGCAGCTCCACCAACAACCGCAGTTGTAATTCCTACAGCAATTGCACTCATTCAATATCTCCTTCTATCTGATAGCCGTTGATCTTTAATGCCTGCATGTAGTCTACAGTAATCTCTTCACCGTTGTCACCACCAGAGCATCCGCGGATATCATTGGATGCCATTGCGTAAATGTCGCCATTATCGTTCTTGACAAAGAAAGCATTCGGATGTGCGGAATGATTAGTGTACCGGCCTAACGGAGTGCGCTTGCCGTTAATCCTAGCCGGGCCAATAACCTCAAAAGCATTGATCGGAAATGAAGCGAACACTCCGGTGCCGTGAATCGGACTTGGATGTAATGTAACCTTAGGCGCCGAGCCTTCTGGAAAGGCGATTTGATCGTCCTCGGCCTGAGAGATCGAATCAACAAACGCTTGATCCATCCCAAAGGCAGCGATCACGTCCTGAAAGTCTTCTCGATCATGTGCATGCAAACTTTCTTGTAGCTTAAAAACTCGATCCTTGTGCTCAAGCCACGCATCGCTCTTATCGAGCAGCATCGCCTCCAGCTTTTCCACATCACGCTCTTCAGTGGCGTAGACATTCTGCCAAACCGTGTCCTCGATGATGTACGCCAGCTTCCTGCCGGGATTTGATGTGATAACTGCGGGAGCCACCAATTCGGCAACTTCTCCGCCTTCATTCAGGAACTTTAGCCGCCCAGACACCAGAATATTGGTGTGAGTATGCTTGTGCCGGTGCCCAAGAATCAAGGATCCCGCGGGCATCTTAACTTCGCGGATGTAAACCCCAGGCCCAAAGTGATGCAGCACCGGGCAGTCAACTTGAGGAAGCTCTAGGAGCCTTGCCTCAACCTGATCAGTAAGATCAACTGGAGCCAGAAGATTGCAACTCACTAGGTGATCTCCCTCCCAGATGCTGTAATAGTGAGCGAAGAGGCCGTTCCTGCCAGCGTGGAAATAAATCCACCGGCCTCGAGAACCTGACCCACAAGTTCAGGACATTGATAGGTTTCTGCTGGCACAATTGTTCGCGTTTTAAGGATTAAATTCGACGTGCCAGCAGATCCACCGAATGCGATCAAGTTTGCACTGAAGGTCACGTTAGTTGTGTTCGTGTTCGTCACAGTAAACTTGTCGATGATCGTCTTACAGTTTACAGCAGTGTACTGAGCAGTCTGTGTAGCTTCAGCCTGCTTGGGAGGAATGATGTTTTTGACTGTGACGGCCATGATTAAGAGATGTTGTCTGTAACAGTGAGAATCAGCGATGGAATACTGGGAGCTGGCGGGGTCGCTGCCGAAGCGTGAATCTGGCAATCAATATTATCTGTGGACCACATGATCTCAAAATAATCTTCCAAACCTAGCTGGACCACATAGTTCCAGGCAGCAACAGATTCTCCGTTATTGCCTTGAATGCGAATCTTACCCGCAGACGCCGGCAAGTCAACTCCGTTGATCCTTAGCCAAATATAAACAAGTCCAACTCCACCACTTGTTTTTAACAACTGAGCAGAAAACTGAATATTGTAAACGCCTTCAGTATCTACATATATACGAGACGTTGGTGTGCCAACCCTAACTCCAAAAGACAGGTCAGTGGTACCAAGTGCCATGCCGTACGCTGTGTTAATAGCAGCAGCAGTCTGAGTGACATTTGACTGAAATGCCCCATACCTCTTACGCTTGTTCTGCTCGAATACCGGAGGCAAAATCTGCTCTTGCACTGTCTGAATTGCAACAGGAGGAGCAATATCGACATTCTGACTTTCTAACGGCCTCGCAGGAGCCAGTGCAAGCAGCTCAACTGCATCAGCCAATGCGATGATAGCCGAGACTGCCTGTTGTGCCCGAGAATCTGCATTCTGTGCGTTTATCGAAGCTTCCTCAATCGCAACTGTAAGTGAGTTTAATTCGGACGGAATGATCCCAAAAAGCTGTTCAAACGCCCGGATAGCTCGTTGAGACGGTAGGAACTTTGCCAGTTCGTTCCGAGTTAGCTTTAAAGGATCGGCAATCACACGTTTAGAGGTTCAAGGCGCACTTCAAGTCTTGCCACAGAAAACTGTGCATCACTGGTGCCACGGAACTTTTGTGCTCTCCACTGGCGCATACGCCCCTGCTGAAGCCAAGAGATGCGCTTGCCTCGGACTCCAGTTTTACCGGCCTTACAGACGCGCTCTTGGCTCCAAGTGACACCATCCTCAGTGTGAGAGGTCCAGATGCTAGGATCAGTGCCAAAGATGGAGTTTCCGGTCAATGATACCAGTTCCAGTTCATGGAACAAGGCGCCACGGCTTTCATTGTAGATGATCACGGTAGAGAATGACCAGCCACTCAGCACTCCCCAGTGGGAAGAAAGCGAATCGGACAGGTAGCCGAATCCAGTGCTTGCCGGGTCTCCCACGATCCACCGATTGTATACCCACACCAGATTTCTCGCCCGATACTGAGAATAGTTCACCAGATTATCACTTGTCAGGATAAACCAAACCGGAGATCCTGACTGTGTGGTAGATGCAGCATCAAAAACGAGTGTCCTATCTGGCAGATGAATCAATAATTGTCTGTAGCCGCGGTCAACTCGAGCTTCCATCAGCAACTGAGAAAGCTGGTCCTCAGTAAACTGCTCCAAAATTAAATCGACTTCGCGAGTCGAGATTTTTTCGGCGTTGCTACCAGATATTAACCACACTGCCGGAGCCTCGTTTCGTCCGCCTCCCACAAATGCAATGGATTCCATAAACACACAACAGGCGCGTGTGCCGATGGTTCCACGTTGTACCTGGGCACCTTCTACACGCTGAAATGGAAAAAGGCTGCCGCCTACGTTATCAAAAACTTCAATCGTGTGTCGATTAAGTGCATAAATTTCGTTCCGCACCTTAAGAAGAGACACCACTGGGTCAGGGTCAGCTTCAGAAGATCCATACTTAAGAGGGTTAACTGAAAATGGATCATTTAATTCAGTGACAATCAAATACTGGCCGTCCGTGGTCATGAAGTACCCATCTACCCATACAACGTCCAATACCGTGCCGAGATCTGGGTCTGTTACCTGCTGGAGGCCGGTGCTAGGACGATACAAAAACAGTTTCCCACTGGAAGCGATAGCGAGGTAGTCAAAGGAATAATCCATTGTCACCTGCCCAGTTCCACCCACATCTCCAATAACGGTGACTGCGCTGGCACTAGAGATGGACACTAGTTTTGTGCCCATAACACGGTAAAGCAAGCCGCCCCACTCGATGCCACCACGGTCAATGCCTGGTCCGGTTCCAAGTGAAACAATACCATCCGCTGGACGGAAGTAGCCTTTAGAGATCCCAGTCTCGAGTACAACTGGCACCATGTTGCGCGGATATTCCACTCGGAAATCTCCGGCGCCATTAGTGTAGATGCCGTTGAGGATCGGGACTTGCATTACTTCTTCTTGGCGGTCTTCGCTGATGCCTTAAATGCTGCCGCAGTAGGGGCGCCTTTAGATCCGGGCTTGCGCATCCGTTCCTTGGAGCCGGCCTCAATGCGTTCCTGTTTTGCGTGAATGTTTGCGTATAGTCCTTTTTTCATTTGCAGTTCCAGCGTTTGAGGCTTGCGGCTTTGCGTGTGGGCTGTCCTTTCTCGTCTTTCATGGGACCAGGCATCCCACTCATGCGGGCGCAGAACGACTTCTTGCGCCCCTCATCCGCTTTGGTCTTTGGATGCGGAGCCGGTGCCTTCAGGTTACTGCCGGTCGCAGCATTGTACTTGGCGCGGCCTTTAGCGGTCAACCCGGCGCCCTGGGACACCGGAAGCTTCTCGCCCTTGGATACCGACAGATTTATCTGCTTCTTGCTCATTGTGGGTGAAGTTCTTGTTCGAGTGCAGAAATTCGCTGTCCCAAGGCATCAAGCTGGGCGGAAAGGCCGCTAACTTGACCGATGGGATGAGAGTGAACGGAAGCGGCAAAATCAAGCCCGATTAGATCGAGCGGAGTGTGCTGGTGATCCGCAACAGCAGCACCGATAGATACCGGGGTAATGGCATCAGCCTGCCCCGTAGCATGAGTTTCAGCGTGTGGCGATGCCATAGCCAAGACCTTGCGTATAAGGCCAGTCTTTAGTTTGGTCCAAAGTGAACCAGTAGAAGAGTCGATGGATAATTCTCTCACGGTTACGTCGGATGAGCTTGGAGCCTGCCCCTCTGCCACTTTGTCGTTTAATAGTATTATTGCCATAAATTTAAAAAAGCGTGCAGGGGTTGGACCTGCACGCTTTTAGTAACTAACTTAGAACGGTCCTGCAACCATAGACGCAGATCCAACAGCAGTCAGGCTGCCATCAAGCGATGCTCCCTGCAGAAGCAGCAGCGCAGTGCTGCCGTCTGAAGTGAACGCTGCGTTCGGAGCAGTGAACATGCTGCCGGAGTAGCGGGCTACATTCGACACGCGGAGGCCGCTGACCTTCATGTCAGCGCCAAGCGATGTATCAGCTTCGATAGCATTGATCAGCGCCTGGCTCGAAATCCAGTTCGTTGAGTCACTGCCAGTTGCGACCGATACACCGTCGATGTACAGCGTCACGGCACCGCTTTCGCGGACTGCGGCCAAGTGATGCCATCCGCTTGTCGGAATTGGCAACGCCTCAGTTCCTTCAGCAACTACGCTGTTGTTTGAGTACAGACGCAGGTGACCAGCCTCAGGCGACACGTAGAAGAGCGGGCCTTCGGGACTTGACGTTCCGACGCCACGCGCATCAAACAGTACTGCCATATCAGCGCCGGCCGGATTGTACGAAGTAATGTTTGTGAACATCTCAATCGTGTAATCACCAGTGCCGATGCCGAGGCCGAGCCCGGACGCCATCAGATAGTTATTTGCACCAGGTAGGCTAACCGCGTAGGAAGTGGAG